CTTAGTAGTATTAGCATAAGGAGGATCACAATAAATTAAACTATTAGGTGGTATATCCATTTTAAGATAACTCCCACACGTTAATTTTACATCATCTAACAATCCTTTTATTTTTAACAAGGAATTTTTTGCCTCCTTTGTATAAATTCTTCCTCTTTTATTACTAGCATAACCACCAAAAAACTTTCCACCAAAAAACTTTCCACTAAAAGAACAACCATAACCTACAAATCCTACAAGCCAATCATCATACTCCTTCATATTACCTTTAATCTGTAAGTAATACTCTTTAGAAATATAATCTGGATATGTTGTATCCTCTTGTATAGATTTTAATACTGCAATAATATAAGGATCTAAATCATTTCCTATTCTTTCCCCTTTCATCTTAACCATAATATTTCCTGCACCAATAAAAGGGTCAACATAAGGTTGACTTTCCTTTCTATATTCTTCTAAAATAGGAACAATATGTTTTGCTATGTAATCTCCTTTATTACTCTTTTCATTTTATCCTTTTCACTATAACCATATTTTTCTAGTAATTCTTCCTCTTTAATATGATCACTCCAATTATTATTATCATAATATTCCACATCAGCTTTCATAGTATGAATTACCCATCTATGTTTATTCATTAAATATCCAGTCATATAATATACTACTACATCACCTAATCCTTCATCTATCCATTCTGATAAATCCTCTGGAGTATCAAAATAAATAGCATCATGGATTTGTGCTATAATTTTAGTAGAAAGATTATGATCATCAATATACTTTTGAATTTGAACCTGGGCATCTAAAATTAAATGAAAAGCTGGCCCCTGAATTACATAGTTATTTGCCTGATTCCTACTCATTAATGTAGTAGAATAGAATCCAGTTTTTAAAGTAGTTTTCATGCTTTTAACATATGAATTCCAATTGCTCTTCCTCCATTTACCAAACTCCCCATAATTCTCTTCCCAATACCAATCACATACTGTTTTAATATGCTCTACAAACTCCTTCTCATTATTGATACCTTTGGTTTTAAAATACTCTTTATGGTAATCTTCCAAATGTTTTCCCCATACAGTTGGTCCTATACTTAAATAAATATCACCAAACTGTAAACTAAAACTCATTCCATTTTTACCAATATATCTAAGACTTTGAAACATCAAATCCTTAGTATCATATTTTTCTTCATAAGTACCTTTTCTTTTTTTAATCTCAATCATCTTATCAGATACTTCATTTAATTCACCTAGAAATAACTTTTCAGCTAAACCAAGATGCATATCAAGACCTTCTTCATATTGTTTCAACATTGTAGGATCTCTATGTATAGACACACCTGTTCCAACTTCTAGTGAACTTGCATCAGCTCCAATTATTCTTCTTCCTTTTGCAACATTTAAAACACCCCTAACCATTTCTGATGCAAAGTGATCATGTTTACTATGGTTCTGGAAATTTGGATTTTGGGAACTTCCTCTGTAACTTTGTGGTATATTTAAAGAAAACATAGGATATATTCTATCATTTACCATTTCCTTTTTAATACCATTCAGATCTGTATTTAAAATTTTATTTAATTTTGCTAATTCTAAATAATATTTAACAAAATCTGATCTGGTAATAAGATCCTCTAGCTCCTTTGCTTCTGTTGATAGTTGGTTTTTTGCTGTATATTTTGTTTTTGGTAGCTGCAAAACATTAAACAAAAAATCTGATAATTGCTTAGAAGAATGATAATTTAATTCTATATCCCTTTGTTCTTTCCATTTTTCCATTTCATCACATACACTAATCTTATATTGGAGTTCCCCCATTCTTTTCTTTATTAGTTCAACATTTTTTAATACTTGATCTGTATTTACAATAAAACCATTCTCCATCATTTTAGAAAATGAAAGGAGACCATTATGAAACAATTTATATCCTTTGGTAAGATGCATATTATCATCCAACATTGCTTTATGCTTTTCATAAATTTTATAGGTATAATGACTATCCTCTGCACAATATTGACATGTCTTTTTAGCATCTAATAATTTTAATTTATTAAATCCATTTGTTCCATACATTTCTTTTTCTTTATTAGATGCTCCAATATATTTATCTGCTTCTGTATCATATCCTATAACACCAAGATTTACATATGTTTGAAACTTCAATCCTGTAATCCCACTCCTGTTATCCAAAATATGAGAGGAAAGCATGGTATCAAATTTAAAGTTTCTTACTTTATATCCTAGTATAACACTTGTCCAGGAGTATTCAAAAGCCATATTATGTGAAATTTTACCTACATGTTTTGATTGTAGTACTCTTCTTAACTCCTTCATAAATACAGGATTATCCTTAAATATAGGAAATCCATAGGATACAATACCATTACTAAAAGAAACTGTTAAAATCTCATGTCCTTTTCTATGTGGTTTAATTCCTGTTGTTTCATAGTCAAAGGATACAATAGATTCTTTTTGCATCTGTTTAAGAATATGTATTGCATCTTCTACTTTAAGTACTGAACATGCTTCTTTATCATAATTATGTATTCTAAACTTTTTATTTATAGTTACATTTTTAAGATATTTCATAAAGAACTTTTCCCTAATTACAAAATCATCATGGTTTTTTAAAGTTGGTACTTCCCATAAAGGCATTTTATTATATGAAGAGTTCCACTTCCCCCATCCTTTTAATTTATTTTTCCTTATTTTTAAAGTATCCAATAGAAAGTTCACATCATAATTAGGAAATAGCCAACACCCTAATTCCTGATCTGGAATAGAATAACCATAAAATTTATTAGTTGGTTTAACACTTAATCTTCCTGTAAACCTATCACCAATTAAAAGTTCTAATGGTACAGCACCAAGTGTTATTATCTTCTCTGGCTTTAACTCAGATACAATATTTTTTAATCTAGTTTTACAAGAGTTCATCATAATATTTGATACTTCTTTAGAATAACATTGTATAGAATGAACATACCAACAATCCCTTTCTAAATCAATTCCTATAGATTGCAATGCTGATCTTAAATATTTCCCATTAATAGATTGAAGAATTTCCCCTGTAGTTTCCTCTCTTTTTGTTACACTTCCATCTATAATAAGTATCTTTTTATCCCCATTTCCTGTGTAAGACATCTTCCCATTTTCACATTGATTATAGACCCCACAAGATTGGCATCCTGAAATTTTTTTAGTATTCATTTTGGATCTTTTAATATCTATCTCAGTTCTATCTAAAAATCCTTTCATTATCTAAGTACCATATCATGCAATAACATAATAGTCATAAGAGAAAGTATTGCAACCACCATTACAGCACCATCCTCACCAAATAGGAATTCTAATTTTTCCATAATCTTAATGATCCATTTTTTCATATTCACCCCTCCATAATTTTGCAATTAAATAAGTTTATTTAATTAAATCATAAAAATGTTTCTTACTTACTATTCTAACTTAATATCAGCCAGCATATCCATCACTTCAAGTCTTTTATCACTAAAAGCATCTTCAACCATTCTTTTCACATCTTTATATGTTTTTCCTGCATTTACCAATGCTTTTGCAAGATCCTCTGCATTTTTAATGATATCAATAATTTCACTAGGATATTTATCCCTCTTTCCTTTTTCCAATCCTAAAATTTTGTATACCATTGTTGTATAAGTGGAGTAAGCATGTCCTTTCATTCTTTCATTCTTTCATTCTCTCATTTTCTCCTGATTCTTTAATTGCATCTGTCAAAGTTTTTCTTGCCTCAATTCCTGCTAGTCTAACAAGTTCTTTATTTCTAAATGCTTTCTCAATAGCAATAAAGTAACGTCTGGCTTTCTGTCCTTTCTCATTATTTTCTACCATAGACAATTCTTTAGCCATATCTATGGAAATATGATATTCAATACCTGATTGCCCTGTTCTGGAAAGCTCCATTTTTTTATGGAGCTTAATAAAGTCAACATTATCTATAAAACCATACTTATTAATTCTTGCCTTAATCCATGTACTAAAATCTTGTTTACTACCTAGATACTCATGTAGCTCCCTTGCATTGATTGTCTCAATACCACCTTTGGTATTAATCTCCATTAAATCTGCATACTCTTACTCCTTATTCTACATCATTTATTGTAATACATCTACTAAATCCTGTAGTAGCACAATATAATACATTGTCCCCTATAAAGAACCTATCATAATTATAGAATAGATCTTTAAAATAGTCAACATTAATAGTAAAAGAAATTGGAAAAACCTCTGCATTACATTTCAAAGGTATACTCAACTTCATAGATGATTTCTTATTTGTAGCAGTTACAAACATCATTGAATTATTGACAATAGATACTTTAACCATCTTATCTAATTTTTTATAATCTAATAGGAAAGAATCAATAATTGAAATATCCTCTTCCTTGTCCATCATTAAAAATGTTCCTGGTTCACTTTCAATATATTCAATAGTATCTTTTATTTCTAATGGGATATCTGTTTCATTCTTACATATAAAATGATATTCCTCATTCTTAAATAGGATAGCATCATCTACTACTTTCATCCCATTAAATTCTTTATCTACTATCTCTTTAAGGTTATCCCATCTTATACCACAATCAAGTGTTGGTGTTTCATAATTATCAAATCGTACTATATTAAAAATATCAGTAGAATAAAGAGATCCATTTACACTAAAAATGTTTTGTGCTGCATTATCATTCTTATCATAGAGCATATTATTCTTAATATCATTCTTCTCAATAAAGAACTTGGTGTAGTCATGGTTATCCTTTGGGAGATTATAAGTAAAAGGAATAGTGTAAATCTTAAATTTACTAATAGATCTACCAACTCTTACAATTAGTATATCATCTTTTTGCTTTATCTTAATCTCTTCTACTTTAGTTTTATTTAAAAGAGCATGAAACATTTTTGCATCTATTGCTATTTCTTTAGTAGTAGTGAGATTAAACTCCTCTGTAATTTCATAGGATGGTCTATAAGAATAATAAATATCATTTGAATAGCAACGTAGTACATTCAAATCTTGATTGATAAAAATATAATTTGCTTCTTGGATGTAATTATTTCCATTAAATACAAATTTCAAATGATTGATTGCTTCTTTTAATTCCTCAGTCTTCATAAATATCCTCAAATAAAGTTCCAATAATATCCTCAAATAAAGTTCCCATAAAACACTTGATAAGAACTACTTTTGCATCATCATCAAAGTATTCTGATTTCTTAAATCTTCTTATATCATTTGCATAGGTCAATAAGGTGCTTTTAAGTTCATTTGGAAATTGAGAAAAAGTAATCAATTGTAATGTAGTATCTATTGACACTTGATTATCCCTTAATGCCTGTTCTAAATAATTATTAATAAAATTATTTATACTACTATCTATTCGTTTCATTGTTGTAGGGTTATTAAGTGAGCATAGAAGCTCCATAAAAGTACCATCTGCTTCTACCATCTTACTAATAAACTCTTCCTTTTTTGTAAATTCATAATCTTTTCCTCTATACTTCATCTATTCCTCCTATATTATCTATTATGTAGATCATCCCTGTTCCTCCCAGACTGCATCAGAAATTGTTTCAAGCTTTTTAACATATCGCTCCGCAAAGAGTAAACAGGAATAACATCTGAAACACGCATGCTTCCAACACCATTCGCAATGTTCAGCTTTCTGCTCTTGCGTCAACAAAAGAAACTCATTGGCTTCTGACTTTCTAAAGCCCATTACAACACCACCTCAATAACTATACTTGCCTTCTTTTTATATGGGCAGTCTTTCATTTCTCCGCCAGCACCAAAAATAGTATTACATAAAATTATACCAGAGATAACATTACATCCCTTATGGCTACATGTGGCTGGAGCCTGTAGAGTACATACATTAACGTCTTCTTGTTTGGTCACAGTTTAACTCCTATTACAGATACAGATCCGTCTTTTTCAATTGCTTCCCAGTCTTCAAAAAGAGTTTCGTTAGTTGTCCAACTTCCACACAGGTTAGTTAAAGCAATTTGTATGTGGTCTTCTCGTGGGTCATAAAGGGCAACAGAATACAATTTCGTTTCCCCTTTCATCCGATACCTCTTATCAGCCCATTCCGAAGTCATTTCACCAGGCTTGAAAGCCCTGTATTCAGGTTCAAGTTCTTTCCATTCAGAATCTCCACACACATCACCTGCCAGCGACGCTGAAAGATCTATGCCGTGGATGCTGTTTAATTTAACAGTTAATATACATTTGCTCCCGCACTCAACGCACTGAAATCTCTTAATCTCGCTCATTTAACTTCCTCCTCTACAAATGTACATGCTATAAATGCATCTGGAAAATGTTTTTTAGTATTTTTTTTATTTTTAAAATTATTTGCTTCTTCATAAGTATCAAACCAAACACTTAATTGTCCCCAGATATCATTATCTATAAATGTCATTACATAAAATGATCCAATAATGGCATTCTTTTTCATATTATTCCTCCTTAACTACACTCTAATTATACCACACTTTTGATATATGTCAAGTCCTTTATTTTATATTTTCCACTGCACCTTTAATTTTCTTAACAAAAGGAACATAATCTGCTCCATAATAAATAGTATAGGCATAATCTATTGTCATTTGTGGGACTTCCTTTCCTTTCATAAAGTTACCTATTCCCCAATTATAACATATACTAGCATCTATCCAATTCCCTGTACGATCATGTAGATACTTTAGATAAGCAATCCCAATCCTAATATTCTCTTCCTTATCATAAAGATTTACTTCCTTTCCATCATTGAACTTCTTAGCAAAGTATTCCTTATTAGAATCATTTAGCTGGGAATATCCAATACTTTTTGTCCCATTAGTCTCATGTCTAATAGCATCTGCTTTAAACTTTGATTCAATATAATGCAATCTATAAATAATTCTAATTGGAACATCATACTCATTTGTATATTTTAAAATAACTTCTCTATCACTCTCTGGATAAAGATTTAAGTAATAATTATTACTAATAATATCATCCTCCTCTATAACATAATCAAATATGATTGTTTCTAATGGGTTAAGTAATGCTTCTTGTTTTTCAATACAACCCATTAGAAACACTAAAGTAAACAAAATAAAGATAATCCCTTTCAAAATATTCCTCCTTGGTGATATAAGGATTATCGGCTATTTACTCTATATTGTCAAGGTATTTTCTTAAATCTTTTCTTACCTCTATTTTATCCTTATTCTGATATTTAGAATCTTTAGAAAAAACGTACCAAGTATAGGTACTCATTCCTCCCCACTTAATATTATCTAAACTATCTGTCATAAAGAACTTGGGGTATGTCCTGATACTTCCTAAATAAAAATCCTGAGCAAAATACTTCTCATTCATGATAGTATAGTTATCTACATTAGAAGGCATCAATACATATACCTGGTTAGCAATTTCTAATGCCTTATCTATAAACTTATTCTTTTGACTATAAGGAGGATTCATTATAATGATATCATACTTCTTATCTACTCTCATCTGTAGGAAGTCCCCTTTCATATTTCCTGCATTAGAATAAAGGTCCATTGCATCCACATGTTTGAAATGCTTTTTTAACTCTCTTGTAATTGCTAAATCACCACAACAGGGATCTAATACTGTCTCATTCTTACTTACTATTATAGAATCAAAAAGAGCATCCATCAACATTTTAGGTGTTTGATAGAAATCCTTTTTATTCTCCTTTTCTGATTTACTTTTTCTATGAATTGCGTCTAATACTGCCATTTATACTCCTTTTAAATCCTCTTTACTTGTTACAGGCTTTACTATTTCTGCAACCTCTTTATTATCATTTTCATCCCAATTAGCAACAATATCATTGTAATTAGGAACCTCACTTAACCACCTAGAATCTAAAATAAATCTTCCCATAGTTAAATTTTGCAATAGTAATACCTCACCAGAATAATCATTGTTTCTTCCACTTGCACTAATTCTTAAAAGCCCTCTTGCTGATTCTTCTTTAGTTCTATTTAAAGAAATCAAAATAGAAGCATTATGAAATAGAGCATAGCTTTCTGCAATTGTATCTTCTCCTCCTCCTGTTTTCAAAGCTGATTTATTAAACTGCACTGGTGTTAATACTGGAATTTGCATATCTGAACATATTTCTGTTTTTAATCTGATAGCAATATCTTCTAATTGGTGTCTTTTCTCTTTCCCTCTACCTCCTGCCACTAATGAAATCTGATCAATAATAATAAAATCAAAATCAAGATCATTATACTCACTTTCATTTTGAATTGTGTTCTTTATTGCATCTACTGTCCTTCCTCCTGTAGTACTATCATAAAAATGTATCTCACCAAATTTAGATTGGTTATTAAGTAACTTATATGCCCTGGATACATTTTTAGGTGTAAGCTGCTTAATTTTTGTTTTCTTATACTTGATATAACTATTTTTATCAAAGTATGGAACATACAATTTATTATAAACTTCTTTTATAGATCCACCAACAACACATTGAGCCAATCTTTTATTCATTAGCTCTTTCTTCATTTCAAAAGAAAAGTATGCTACTTTTAATCCACTATTGGAAGCATATATAGCCATTTGTAGTGCTAACCATGATTTACCAAATTTGGAATTCCCACCAATCATAATCAAATCATCTACTGCTATCTCCTGAACCAGCTCACCAAATGCCCCTGGAATATTAAATACAGACTTATCATAAGTGAATATATTATTAATAGCTTCCATATCATGAAAAGCATTTAAACCCATTCCATTAGATTTTTCAATTCTTTGATACTCATTATGGATATTCTCTGCTTCTATTATTTTCCCCTGTGATACTAGTCCTTTTACTCTTTCAGAATTATCAATTAGACTCCTTCCTTTTAGATAGCTCTCTGTTTGATTAAATATAAAATCCGCATCAAACTTTACATTATCTTCAATATACTTATTATTTATAGTTTCTAATGTATCTGCAATTAAGTCTACATCCTCATCTTTAGGTATTGCTTTTTTATTAGACTTAAAAATATCCAAAATTGTAGATACTGGAGGATTTTCATACTTTTCATAGTACTCCATAGACCATTTACATATCAAAGAAATATAAGAAGATTTAAAAAGAAGCAAACCATCAGTACCATGGATAAGTTCTTTAAAATCTTTATTAAACTTACTTGATACAATTAGTCCTATTGCTATATTTAATTCTTCATCTAATGATACTCTATTTCTTTTGTACTTTGCCATTTATACCCCTTTAATTCTCTCTTTTGCTATATTAAAGTATTTCTCTTCCAATTCAATACCAATGAAATTTCTATTCAGGTTCTTACAGGCTACGCCAGTGGTTCCTGATCCCATTGTGAAATCTAATACTATCTCATTTTCATTGGTGTATGTTTTAATCAAATACTCCATTAGGTCTACTGGTTTTTGAGTGGGGTGTAGTTTATCACTTCTTTTTGCATTAGAAAACTCTATGATTGATTTTGGATAATAAAGATCTGATGTATAAGCATTTGTTACTTTATCTTTATATTCTTCTCCATATATTCCAACAAACTGTTTTCCTCCTCCTTTCTTTCTATTTTTTCCTTTAGTTTTTTGTGGAAAATATTCTGCTCTTCCTTTACTAGAAAATATATGGATAAGTTCATGTATTTTTAAAGGTTGGGACTTAACCGCCATAAAATTAGCCCCCAACTTTTTATTCCACACCCAATCATATTTATAGTTCTTAATATTACTCATTCTTAAAGCACTGCTAAATGGTTCAGAACCAAACAATACTATAGCTCCATTAGGTTTTATCAATTTATTGAGTCTTTCCCACATAGGCTCAAATGGAATCACTGCATCCCACTTACAGGCTGTTGTACCATAAGGGGGATCAGTAATAATAGCATCTACTGTAATGCCTTCCTTAATTAGTTTATCCATTTCTTCTAATGCTTCTCCATTAATTACATTTATCATTTTATACCCCTTTTCCTCTTTGCTGTGTCTAACATCATCTCTAATAGATCTCTATCATCTATCTTTTCTCCATCAATAAGCTCTTTAAATATTCCAGCTTTTTTATCTATTACCTTCATAAAGATTTCCTCAATGGTGTTTTCTCCAGGTAGATGGTAGACATTAACTGTATTCTTCTGTCCTGTTCTATCTAATCTCCCTATACATTGCCATAGATCTGATGGGTTCCATGACCACTGCACAAACAACATGATACTGCTACTATGTTGTAGACCATCTAATCCTGTCCCTGCTGCTGAAATAGATCCCACAAACAATCGAACCTTTTTCACTGTATTAAATCGTTTGATTATCTTATCCCTAACTCCTTTTTGAGTAGATACACTACCATCAATTTTAACAGAAATTCCTTTGTATTTCTCAATAATATCATTTATTACTTTTTTATTATGGGCAAATATTACTATCTTTTCATTTGTTTCAAGTAACATCTCATCAAGGAAATTAAAAACACCATCCTTCTTTTGTTCCCAAGATTCTTCCCTTAATTGATTTAAAATATCAAACCCATTTATCTTACTATCCTCTAAACTATCTTTAAGATCAAAGTATTTATTAGGGTCTTTCATCTTAATAGGGATTACCGATTGTAATGTCCTGCTCCTATCAGATTTAAGCTCATCCTTAGTTAAACGGAACATAACATTATTTTTTAATATCATGTTCAATTCTAAAGTATTTCTACTACCATACCATTGTTTAATTCCATTAGCTTGATAGTTAATTCTACTATTACTATATCTATTCAAGAAGGAATAGTAATTAGAAAATAACTTATTATCAATAATAGAAAGGATAGGATAAAGATCTTTACTCCCTGATAGAATAGGTGTCCCTGTTAAACCAATAATACTTTTTGCATGATTAGAAATATATGTTACTGCATGTTTAGTTTTAGTTTCCATATTTTTAATCTTATGTATTTCATCTATAATTACAGTTTCAAACTTATTCTTATTAAATTCAATCAATATATCATTTGGTTCCTTTCCATTCCTCCCTATATTTTTCATATTCCTGGATAATAGCTCATAGTTAATAATTAAAATATCATAAGCATTATCATAATCAATCATTTCTTTAGATGATTCAATAATTCTTATTTTCTCTCCCTTATTAATAAATTTAAAATATTCCCTTTCCCATTGTGATTTAATAACAGATGGACATATAATCAGTGCAGGATAGTATTGAGAGTAATCTAGTATTGATAATGATGTTGGTGTTTTTCCTAGTCCTACATCAAGTGCTAATAATGCCCTATCCTTATGATAAACTGAATATTTCATAGCATCCTTTTGATAAGGAAATAGGAAATCATATTCTTTAGGAAGAACCACACCTTTCCATTTTTCATCTACCTCCCCATTATCCCATCTTAAAAATAGATCCTCATGTATATCAAAATTCAGATCATGTAGAACTTTCACATATTTATCTTTATATTTGATAATCCATGAATTCGCTACAAATTTCCTATCCTGAGTTGGTATCCCTTCTTTAATTCTATTTAGGATTTTTTTAAAATCATTGCCTTTGAATTGTACAATAATATTATCATCCTGTAATCTTGCTGTTTTGATATCATTCCTCCTTTTTAATCTTGTCTATAATAATCTCAAACGTATCTACACACCATTCTATAATAAACCTAAAGCAATGTCTTCTCTAGGGCTGCTTAACATCATCATTATCTTCCTCATAACAATCTAATCTGCCAGTATATACATCTAGTATATAATCATCATCCCCCCACCACTTAATAGCATCTTCATGATCTTTTCCCTTAAAGGATATATCACATATATCATAATTCTTACATCCTTTATCTCTACAAAATGTCATGTCCTTATATCCCATTATTTAAACTCCTCTGTGAGTCTTCTTATTTTCCCTAATACCATCTTACTTTTTGCTAATGCCTTTTCAATATTTCTCAATTGTTTTGTTTGTCTATTGATCCTTTTTCTCATAGCTTCATTCTCTTTTTTAAGATGCTCCAAATTATCAGTAGGATTACTAAATGTTTTTACTGGCACTTCCTTTGTTTTTGGTGCAGGTGTTTCCTCCCATTTATCCATATCATGAGACCAATTCCAGACATGATAATCATTATTAATATCTTTTTTATTGGAAAAAGAAGCATTAGGTCCACCCCCTATAACACATAGATGTGGTTTATTATCCAACACAAAATCCATTTTTCCATCGGAATTCCAATAATCCCTTTTTTCTCCTGTATACCTGTACCATCTTCCTCTTACAAATTCTTTAATCATTACTTCCTCCTATTCCATTCTTCTTTTGCTTCTATTAGTTTATCATATTCTCTAGTTCTATATAAACATTTTTTACAATACAAATAAACTTTATCCACATCTATAGTATGAACACCAACTATTTGACAGCATCCACACTTCCTACAGCTCTTTAAAATCATTAAATACCCATTCCTTTTAAATATGTTTCTGTTACTTTAATTCCAGAATGATTAAGATTCTTACTTAATCTATAGATATCCTTATCCAATAAATATTGATTTATTGCATAAAAATGTCTAAAATCATGTGGTGTATATTTCCTTTTTAATTCTCCTTTGTTGTATAATTTTGTAACAATATTCCTTAGTGTACTTTGTACTGTTGCACCATTTATTTTCAATAAAGTGTCCATATTTTGAGTAATAAAATCATCATCTTTTACACATATTTTATATACCTTTCCTTTACTAATACTTACTAAATCATTACCACCAAAGGAAATAGAAGAATTAAAAAAACCTACTCGAACACCATAATTTTCCATCAAATGAATAGCAATTCTCATTTTTAAGTGTGATTCCTTATTTAAAGAAATGCAATTTTTTATCTTTTTTATATCCTCTTTTTCTATCATTTTATAACTTTTTTTAATTGTCTCTGGAAACTTAATCACTATACCCTTAAAAGGATTTCTATCAATATCTCCCCATAAAAAAAGTGAAGAATAGAAAGAAGAAATGGATGCAAAAAACATCCTCCCTTTCCCCTCTCCAAAATGAACTATTACATCATTGAAGTAGTTATCAACAAAATAATTATCAATTTTTAATATATTTCCTACACCAATATATTCAATAAATTCTTTAAAATAAAGTCTATACATTCTATCCGTATGGGTGGCCTTATTTTTTAACCATCTATTTACTTTTTCATCTACATCAAAATTTAATTCTTTTATTTTACTTTTTAATTGTATTTTATAGTTATCAAATTGAACATGTCTATAAACTTCCTTTATTTGTTCTGCACTTAAATCCTCAATAGATTCTGGAAAATTATACTCTTTTAAACTTAAACTATTCATAATGTTCTCCTTCACTTAATAGTATTATAGGACACATCTAAAATAATTGCAAGTCTTTTTTTAAATATATTAATTCCTCCTCATCTTGAAACACTTCATCTGGATCACCTTCTTCCATTTCTAATACTTCTGAGTTCTTTCCTACAGAGGTTATTATAGTTGATGCTCTTTCTGCCTGTTTCAATGCTTCACTTTCCCCTCCATCAAATAAGAAATAAATATTATCAAATCTCTCAGCTAATAAAATTAGTTGTGGTAGTGTAAATTCTGTACCAAATAAAGCCACAGCACCATCACCAATTCTCCAAGCATCCATTGGTCCTTCTACTACTACAACATTATTTCCTTTTGCATTATCAATATTGTATAACGAATTCTTATGTGGATAGACTTCTTTTAAGGAAGGACAAGATTTATATTTTGTATCTTGTACATTTGTATAATCCCTTGCTGTAAAAGAAATTACTCTACTATCCAAAATTATAGGCAACACAATTCTATAACCAAAAGAGGAATCCATTGCTGTATTTTTTAATTGATATTTATTCCATACATACTCTGCATTAAAGTTCCTACTCTCTAAATACTTTTTAGAATTTAACAGCATCTCTTCCTTCCCTGGTACACTAATTGTAGTAGGTCTAACTATTTCTGTATCACTATAGCCACTTATGATTACACCATATCTTTTATAAATTTGATTGATTTCCTCATAAGAAGTGATCCCTGTTAAAATCTTAATTGCATTATTGAAGTTGGTTTCATGGCAGATCCAACAGGAAAAGGCATTAAACTCCCTTCCCATAGCTGCATATGCCTTTCCAGTAGCACCACAAAAAGGACATGTAGATAAACCTACATACCTTGAAGTGGTAATACTAGAATGTTCAATATAATGAATACCATAATCTTCTAAAAATTGAATAGTATCAAATTTCATTGACTATTCCTCAATATGATCTTCAATAATGGAATGGACATTTTCTTTTACTTTAATAAGGCTCTTTCCAATAATATCTTTAACCTCATTATAGTTCAATCCTGCTTCTACCATTGCCTTTGCCATTTCTTCTGCCTTTTTAATATGCTCCAGTATTTCCTTTGGGTATTTGTCCCTATTGCCTTTTTTAAGACCAAGAACTTTATATACAAGATTAGTATAGGTAGAATAAGCATGTCCATGCATCCTCTCATTCTCACCCGAATCCTTAATAGCATCAGTAAGATCCCTTCTTCTGTCTATTCCAATAGCCCTGGCAATCTCCCTAGCTGATCTATCATTTTCTAATGCAACCCAACGCTTAACAACCTTTGCTCTCAACTTAGTAGAATAACCTGTAAGAAGAATCATCATCTGCTCATAATCTAAAAGATATTCTTTCTGTTCTCTTCCATAGGAGTCTTTAAAGATGTGCCCAAAGTTGGACCGATCTATTTCTTGTGTTTTAAATTGATTTCTTAGATCCCTCATTATATGTTTGTGTTCTTTCCCTGTCAACTCCGCAATTTCCCTACTACTAATCTTAATCTCTGTCCCTAATTCCATAATTTCTTTCATTTATTCATCTCCTTCAATAATGCCATCTTTTAATTACTTTTGCCCTTAGTGGAACGGAGTAACCTGTAAGAAGAATCATAGTCTGTTCATAATCCAGTAGAAACTCTGGTTGTTCCTTATTCTGTGAGTTAATATAGGAGTGTGCAAATCTGCTCAGTCCTATATTCTACCCTTTAAATTGACTTCTTAAATCTCTCATAACATCTGCATGCCTCTTCCCAGTAATATCAGCAATCTCTCTACTACTCATTGTCACTTCTTTACCTACATTCATAATCTCATTTCCCATAAACTTCTCCTATCTAATTTTTTAAACGATTTAAGCCACTTTATAGCAAAGTGGATACCAAGTACCTTTTTGCCTAGAAGATGCCCTGAGCGAACTCCTAGGACTATAGAAACGCAAATTACATCTATACTATCTCCAATACTTTACAATTTTGTAACTAGTCTCAATATTTTTAACTTTTTCATCAATAATCTGCATTGCTTCCTGAGTTTTAGAAATAACACCATCTAAACTATCTGCATGAACCACATATCTTCTAAGAAATCCCTGTAGTGCCTGATACAAAGTTCCATAAAACCAAGCATCAGTTTTAGATTTCAATGAAACCTCTTTAGTTTTTTGGTTCACTGTTTCATATTTTTCTTTAGAGACATAATGCAGAGCATATCCTCCTGTTGATTCAGTATACTTAATAAAATATTCATCTGTTAGTTTAATCATTTATCCCTCCATTGTCAATGCTGATTCTGTATCTAGTACACCATTCACATAACTCAGGTATAGTAGGGCTGTGAGTTGATCTGTATACCCATTCAAATCTTTCTTTGTTGATACATCAATCTGCTTATCTCTCAACATGATCTCAAATCTTCTCTTCAATTTTGCCTGTACGTTACTCAATCTTTCTTCCATAATAATAATTCTCCTTAGTTTGTTTTTATAGTTGTCCATTAGCATAATTTTCATTTTCTACATGTTCTTCATATACCTCCTTTTCACCAAAAACATTGATTTTATATTGTACTCTATCTTCAATAATAGTTCCCCTTCTGAATCTAAGATGTTCTACAACTTCCTCAATATGATCTTTCTTCCACTTATCATCTGCCTCTTTGCTATAGATTGGGACAATGTTAGAATCAAATTCCACCACACTATCATCTGGTTTAATTCCTGTATCCTCTATTAGTTTATCTGAATACTTCTGAATGTTATACATGATCATGTAAAGCATGTTCTGCTGTCTTTGAACATGATCTTTTGTATAAACATTGCTATCCCAAGGGTATGTCAGTTCTTCAACCCTATTGTAGATCTTCCTAGTTTCCTTTAGTGCTGCAAGAGACATATACTTTTTCTCAGGCACTTCTTTGGTTGCTTTATCAATCTCTTTTTCATAACTACTTTTTGTAGGGATGGCATTTTCAATGATCCTTCCTGCTTTCTGCTGTATCTTGTCCTGGATGATAGTAGAAGTTAGTTTAGGTTCTTTAGGGATCTTTTTATGGTTTAGTTCTGCATCCTCAATCTGCTCCTGTAGAACTTCTTCCTTAATTTCCTTTGCTAGTGTCTCCTGTGATTCAGGTGTGAAGAAGGCTGATCTAGCTTTTTCATCCTTGGTGATAGCATCAATAAAAGTTCTGGAATGTCTTACAACTTCAAATTCCTCTGCTGCATCTTTTGAAATTTTCATTGTTACTTTTACCTTCTGTTCAATTCCTATAGGTGTTTCTGCTATAACTTCTGTTTCACCATAAAGGAGTTTAAGAGCAAGGGCAATGTTATGATCGCTCCATGTATCCCCTAGGAAGTTTTCAATAATTTTCCTTCCTATTTTTAGTGGGTGTGCCCCTGGGGACACCCGAAAGTTCCTCATAGACTGTTTAAATCCACTTTCACCATCAAAAAGATCCTTACACCAAGGCTCTAAATCATCATAAACACCATTTTTAGCATTAATTTCCTTCTCAATATGCTCTTTAGCAACTTTAACTGTCTCATTGATCTGGGCTGTTCTATTCCCATACCACTCTTTATTCTCCTGTCCCATGATCTTAATCATCATCTCATCTGATAGATCCTGCACTGAGATTTCAATCTCTTCTACATCCTGTCTTTGCAGTGCTGCGAGCCTATGTGCCCCATAAGCAAGTTCTACAACCCCATTAACCTCCCTACCATAAAGATTATTCCAAAACCCTAGCTCATTGATAGAGTCCTCCAATTTTGAAATTTTATCCTCATCCATTGGGCATACATCCAAATCCCTAAATGGGTTCATCACAATATTCTTAACTTTTACTCTCATATTTCCTCCGTTTGTTTCCTAGTCTTATATTCATTCTAACATAGTTTTCTATATCTGTCAAGCATTATTTTCTAAATTCTCAACATAATCTCTTAACTTCCTTGCTGTGACATCATCAGGGAATAGATTAATATTAAATTTATCCTTGAAATAAGTGTTAAAACCTTCACAAACCTTATTGCCTTCCCTGAATGATATGTACCCTGGTTTAGCATTCCCCTTTCCAATCTCTCTGTCAATGTAGGAAAGGAACTCAAATAAGAACATATTGAAATCCATTACCCTTTGACGGTATTGTGCTTTCCAGCTGTATAGTGGTGATAATGCTTCTACATTTCCATCATGCTGCCTTTTCACCCTGATAAGGCTCTTCTGAATATCTAACTTCTCTTCATGGGTTGCTTCCCCTGATGCTGATAGTGTGTCATATGCTTTTTTCAATATTGCTTTAGATACTCCTGTTCTAACCAACTTATCTAAAGTCAAATCATTCTCTTTAACTCCATTGAAGTAGATGTCTAAAAACTCACTATGCTTAGTACGGTAATGACAAAAGAACTCTTTCAAACTTTTAGGGAGATATTGCTTATTTTCAGGAAGGTATTCTTTGGTCCATTTTAGCTCATATTTGGAAATCACCTCTTTTATCATATTTATAGTGAATTTTGCATCGAAATCCTTCAAAGGTGTTTGGTATACACTTATACCCTTTGGATAAGAATTTGATAGGCTGTCGTTGATAAAACGGATGATATAGGCTACAGTAGTGGTCTGTTTTCTGTCGTATGGCTTAATTTTGTGTTTTGTGACATTTTCAAGGGTATTCCAGTGTTCTATGACTTCTATTGCTTTAAGGTATTCCTCCATTGAATATTTTGGTTCAATTTCATCAAATACATCTCTTCCTGATTTCAGGATAT